CTGGTGACGAAGATGATCTAGAGCGTATTTGGAAACAAGAATACAACTTGTCTGAATTCTTAGATGAAAAGAACTTTAAGTCTTATGATGAGTTGAAAGCACGTTTGAACAAAGTGCTTGGTCTTGAAGATGGTTCTTCTGGTGATAATTATTCGTTGGGAAAACCTAACGTACCAGTTACTGCTTCAGCTAAACCAGCTGCCGCACCTGCTAAGAAAACTACAGTTGCAGACTCAGTTGATGATGACGAAGACTTGAGTTATTTTGAGAAGTTGGCTGAAGATTAATATTTCGTAATCTCCTTTGTGACTTGACAGGGAAGCAATAAAATGCTTCCCTTTTTTTTATGCGTATATTTGATAACCCGTATTAAATGCAGGTTGTCTCCATGGATCTGCTGTCATACTCATCTGATTAAAATTATTGACTGTTGTAGAATTATCATTTTCAGTACTTCCACCAACAGCAACAACAGAATTGATTGGAGTACCATTATTCAGAGTTGTAGTTTGTGCTGAAGAAGAAGCAGTTAAATTAGCCGCAGGTGTAGTTGTGCCAGAAGGTGTTATTGCATTTGCGACTGTGTTGGCAACGGCACCTACCATGCCAGGTACCGCTGCCGCTACTTTGAGAACATCGCCTACGGTTGTTGTGCCTGTAGTAGTTGCGCCTGTAATAGCTGTATTGGAATCGTATCTTCCTACTTTTCCTACTGTGAAACCAGTTGAAGCTGGTTTGCCCGCATTATATCCAACACCTTTAGTCAAATCGTACTGACCACCAGGTTTTAATTCGCTAAGGATACCAGATGTGATTGTTGTGATATCTTTAGTTTTTAAATCTGCGGTTGCTTTATCTAGTTTATCTGTTGTGATTGCGTCTTTACCTTCTTTGAAACAATCACGCATATATTCAATCATACCTACAAGGGCAGAACCTAGCTTGAAGTCTTTTATTGAGCCAAAGTTTTTGCTCCATTTTGGCGGTGCTGATGTATTTGTCGGATCGGCTTCTGCATACAACCACAAACTAATACCACTCACAGAGTCTACGTAAATACCAATTTTGCTAAATGGCATAGCAACACCACTTTGTTGTTGCATTAACTTTGCTGAATTAAACAATGCAATTAATATCGTATCGGCAAACTTAGCGTATGCTTCGGGCGGGTTATCTTTTATCCATGTGGTTACAGGAGACGATTCATTGCCGCTTGTTGGAGTAAGTCTAAGAACTGCTGGTTTAGGTTTTCTACCGATTGAACTTCCAAAAATAGAACCAAGGACTGCACCAACTGCGGCTCCAACAACCGGGCCAACACCAGGAATGAAGGCGCCTATTTCCGCTCCCGCTTTCATGCCAGCATAAGTACCTGCCGCTGTCGTTGCCGCTTTCTTAAAATCACCCTTAAGCGCATACACTATTGCTTGTGCATATGGTAAATATTCTCCAACCAATTGACCCGCAGTTGCCGCAGTGCCTACAGCCTGAGGAGCAGTAGCACCAGCGAGTGTCACATTCATGCCCTGCTGAACGCCTTGCATAAAGATACCGGATTGTGTATATCCAGAATTTGTTAACATAGTTCCTGCTGTACTTGCAAAGCCTGGTCCACTTGATGAGAACAGACTGCTTCCCAACTGTGCGAAATTGGCACCAGTAAACAAAGCGGGTGTAGCTCCAGCGGCAAGGGTGGCGCCAGTTGCGGCTGTTGTTCCACCAAATAACGCTTTTCCAATAAATTGATTGGCCGCAGATGTGATACCATAATTCGCAAATGCTTTTAGATATGGATTCTTAATGTTCTGAGTTAATTTATTTGCAACAAGTGATGTGCCCAAATCAAATGCAAAATTGCCCATGTTGGACATGAAAGTGCCACCAGCAGAAGACCCACCACCAACAGCAGTTGGTTTTGTTTGTGCAATCCTATTGCTCTCTTCTTGCAAACGTATCATCGCTTGATCTCTAGCCCTTTGTGCGACTTCATATTCCGCTGTGTCTGCTTTTGCTTCTAGATATTGCTCAGTTGCTACTTTTTCAGCAACTTTTAATTGTGCGTGATTCGCCCAAGTGCCCTCTCCAATATGAGGCAATTCTTTTTGAGCCGCTTTGTCGCCAGCAAGTGCGGCTTGCATGTGTGCAGGGCTTACAAACGTAGTTTCTGTGCCTGTCGGAGACATTCCTGTATAATATGCGCCTCTTTGATTTGCAGTCGGCATAGGCTGTATCATTGGAGTCTGACCAGCACCATATGTTCCTTTTCCATAAGGACCAGTATATGTCGGCTGTTTACCATCCAACATTGTAGCAAGAGGTGCAGTAATTTGTGCCGCACCATAAGCGCCTAAGAAGTTTGTGCCTTGTTGACTAGAATTAAATCCATACTTAGCGAATATAGTTTCAGGTCCAGAAGCAACACCAGTAAGCCCATATAATAATTGTTCTGTAGCGGCTTGCTTGTTACCTTTTGCAAAGTTGCCTAAAATTTGTCCAGTTAATGAATCTGCGGCCGCATCATCAGTACCGAAAAGACCTTTAAACAATCCACGACCAGCTTGCCTTGCGCCAACTTCAAGATATGCTGTGCCAAGCTGTGATAGCATTGGAGCATATGCTTGACCAATTTTTTTGCCAAATGCGCTTGTAAGAATTTTTTCTGTTTTTGACGGCAGTTTAAGTAAATTTGATAGTTGCCCACCACGATAACCTTCACCGCTTGCTTCTTGTTTTGACACAAGATTGCGTGAACCTTCTTTACCATATGCACCAACAACAATTGCTTTATAAAGTGTTTCACTCAATAGACGCTGAGTAGTGCTTTGAAACTGATTTAAAAACGTTTGATTTGCGTTTCTAATATATTTTCGGTCTTTATTTTCTTTGGCCTGAGTTTCTTTTAAGTTTTCTGTAGCAGATTTACCGCCTGCAACAACAGTCGCTTTAGCAACTGCTCTGGACACTTTGAGGTTGTCCGCAGATAACTTTGCTAAGTCTTTATCTTGAACTTGAACTCGGGCAACAGCCGGAGCAACAAGCCTTGCTCCTGAACCAGTTGGTCTATAAATGGAATTTTGTGTTTCCATTTCGTTAGCAAGTCCACCAACTGGAGTAATAGGTGCAACAGGTCCACCTGTTTTAGTAAAAACGCCAGCCTTACGTTGTTCTGAAGTTGCGGGACCCGCAGTATCAAATAAATCGCCTTCTTTTTTTCTTCTTACCTTGAGAGCGGCTTCAATGCGTTTTCTTTTTTCTTGATCTTTTTCGCCTGATGCTGTAGCAACACCATTACGAATTGTGGCGGCCGCCTCTGCTAAATTTCCAGCTTTAATTGCTTTAGCAAAGCCATCAGGCACTTTGCCCGTATTATAAGCATAACTTAAAATTGCAGTTTTTTGATTTTGCGATAATTTATTGTATGCTTCTTGTCCTATAGCCCGAACAACAATAGATTCATATTTTGCCAAATCTTTAGCAAATAATTTGTCAGCTTGTTCTCTTGTTACTGTAGTGTCTTTACCGCCTTCACCAGAAACTTTTATAAATTCTCCATTACCCAAATCAATTTGGCCTGATTTGATTTCTGCGGCAGTAATACTGTGTCCATGACCAACAGCAAATTTACCAGCATCAGAATATGCTTTGGTTCTAAAACCCTCTTTACCCATAATAAATTTTGAAGCACTTTCATCACTAGATGAAAGATTTATCGGCAATGATTTAGTAGGGGCATCAGATGATGTAAATCTTCCAGGAGCACTTGCTCCATATGTACCTTTTACAACTCTTTGAGATGATTGATTGATGTTTGCCGCTTGACTATCTTTTGCCTGACTGAACGAACCTTTCGCAGTAATGCCTGGTTTAGAATACATTCCAAATGCGGCTCCACCAGCACCCTCAACGATTGGTGTTGTACTGCTACCTGCGCCACCAAAGTTTAGTTTTCTTCCTCCTTGCCCACCTTGAGCGCCAAAAATTTTGTATGCTTCATAGCCAATTTCAGCGGCAAGTAATGCCCAACCAACTGGACCCGTTAAGATACGTAATATTCCGCCTGCCACAAATCTTGCCGCAAGACCCGCACCCCTCAACAATCCACCACCACCACCAAATCCACCACCACCAGTCGGAAGCGATCCGCCTCCACGACCACCCGGAGGGAATGGAATTACTTTACCTCCACCGCCAGTTGGTGGTGATCCGCCTCCAGAAGGTGTACCACCAGTTGTTGGTGTTGGAACTTTTCCTGCACCTTTACCAAATATTGTTTTACCTTTATCAAGAACGTATTTGCCGCCAGCAAGAACTCCAATAGCCTCTAATAATGTTCTATTTTGTAGCGCATCAAATAATGATCCTAAAAATCCTTTTCCTCCAGCGCCACCGCCACCAGCACCTCCTAAAACACCAGCCGCACCTGGTCCACCTTTAAGTGCTTTAATTGCATCTAGTAATTCTTTGTCTCTTTGTGCTTTTTCTCTTTCTTGTTCTTCAGCAAACATTGCAGTTTGCTTTGCATTATTCGCTTGAAGTGCAGAGATACGTGTTTGTTGTAAAACATTGTTATTGATTGATCTGAGTTGTCTAACCATCTCAATGCTAATAATATTGTTTGTTCTTTGTTCCTTTACTGATGCATCTATGGCTGATGCTTCACTCAACTTGTTTGCTCGGTTTTTAACTTCTCTGCCAAGTCCGTACATAGCAGTAAGTCCGGGCATTTCATTCAATGCGGCACCTTTGATGCCCATAGCAAATCCCTTCACAGAACCCTTAACAGAATCCTTTGCGAGTTGCCCTAACGCCCTACCATAGTTGTTAAGTGCCATTATTATCCTCTGTCAAACACAGAGTCTGGATCGGCTTCTGCAAATCTTGCTGATTTTCCAGTTGCGGGTCTTGATGTTGCGCCAAAGCTAGACGTTGGTGCTCCAAAGCCTGAACTGCTACCAAAGCTATTTGATGTTGGTGAATTAAAACTGTTGGATGCTCCGAATCCGCCTGCTGACGGAGATCCATATGTTGTTGTGACGCTTTGTCCCAATGGTTGCATTCCGCCATTGTTTGCTCCTGCTAGTTTTTCTTGTGTACGTCCGAAAGCCGCAACACCAATGATAGCACCCATAGACAAATGAAACAACCCCGCACCCTGCAAGGTTATCGGTTGCCATGGAGTCACCGGTTGTTTTAGTGCGGCTTGTAGTATAGACCATAATACAGGAAAAATAATGAAGTCAGTCACACAGGTTAGCATATAAATCCAACCCATCATTGGACGCCATTTAGCGTTCATCCAATCTTCTTTTTTCTTCTCGCTATCACTTAATTTACTATATTCTTTTTGTGTAGTCATTATGGTACCCTTATCTACGTTGTGCTTGATTTCTTTCATTCTCTTCAGCCACGTGCTGAGAAATTAGCATTATGTAAATTTCCCTCTCAAAGGGTATCATATTATCCAAATCTTCTAAAGTATATTTATGATGTTGCATCAGAGTAAAGTTAGTCTTATAGTAGTTTAGAAGACTTTCTTGACTCATTGTTATCCGAAAAAATTTGCAAGACCCTCTAACATTACTTTATCTTCTTGACCACATCCAGTACATTTCCATGTAACTTCGTGTTTCAATTTTGGCATAGTGTCAAAAAACGTTGAAAGTTTTTCGTATTGTTGTTGTGATAAATTTTCAATGAAGTCAATTAACTCTTGTCTAGTATGATCTTCACGCTTATAAACATTATCAGCATCAAAGATAAAATCAATGCTATTGATAATTGCATCTGTTGCTAAATCTAATTGATTCATTTCTTCTGGATTTTCAACAGATAGCGCAAACTCTGATGTTGGATATTTAAATTTGATACCAATTTTAGTTTCTTCATCTAACACAATCTTGTCATCGTGTGCAATTGATTTGTGAACTTCAACGTCTAGAAGATTTAATGTTTTGCTAGTTACGTGTTCACACACTTCATTTTTAGAATTCATACCAGTTGGGTGGCGTAAATTCAAATCAATAGTTTCACCGATTGATTTTGCTCTTAAGCGAATAAAGAAATATTCCAAATCAAAGACTGGAAGTTTGTCAACGTCAACTGGATCTACTGCACAGTTATTGATGATCTGCTTGATAGCCGTCATCATGGATCTTTGATCTCCAGCTTCCATTGCAATCAAAAGAATTTTTTGTTCTTTCACTAAGAATGGTCTGTATTTAACCGTTTTTTCTGTTGATGGTAAAATCAATTCAAAAATTGGTGCATTAATTTTAGGTAAAGCCATAGTTTTTTCTCCGAATAATTAAAAAAAAGACATATAAATCATGTTATGCTTCATATGTGTGATAGCGATATGCAAGTGTTACACCAAATCGCTGATAGGTGTTGGTTTCGTCCCATGATGCATTCATAGGTGTTAATGCTGTTGGATATATATCTTGTAATGTGTAAGCAATCAGGGTCGTTCCAGCTTCGTTCAATTGTTCTACTTTAAGTGATACACCCAATGCATAGTCTGAATAGTACGACACAAGTCCAGCATTGGTGCGCCCGCCACGACCAATAATTCTATCCATCCATTCTTCAAAAAATTTACGTTCTTTCATATCAGATGAACAAATAATTGATAATGTTATGTCGTTATAAGTTACATCGTATGGAAGTTTTAATGATGGACCACCACCAACTGCATCTTCCGATGTTGCAAGTGTGCGACCAGGCAACTCAGCTTTTTCGCATCTGAATTTAAATGTAGGATCAACATCAGGAAGTGTACCAGTAAGTCCACCTACAATTTTTTTGTATCCAAGCAATGTCGCATTAAAAAGATTAGGGCGAACTAAGTTTCCTATAGAAGTCTTGAAATCTGAAATTTTAAATGATACAGGTACTTTATCTGCCATCTTATGTTCTTCCTATCTGTTTTCGTGAATCTTCCCAAACACGACCTGTATCTGCTTTTCTGAAAGACTCTGTTGGTAGAAAAATAGCAATGTCCCATTCATTTACTTGCACTTCTAAGAATTGAGAACGTACATGACTTCTTAAATATTTCTTTAGCATTGGTTTAAAGAATCTGTACTTAGATGCAGATTGTAGGATAGAATATGAAATTTTAACTTTTGTTGTGTCATCATATTTTTTATTTGTTAATGTTGAATACAATGCATTCATTAATTTAGCACGTAGAACTGGTGGTAAATAATGAAAGTTGATCCCTAAGAATCCATCAGCGTCCATTCTCACAGGAAAGATTAACGGAAATGTGTCGTAGTATGGTAAATCATTTTTTGTTTTTGGATCGTATTTGAATGCGTACATGTATCCAAATTCCATTGACGAAACTTTTCTTGCTTCATCGGTTCTTTTCTCAAAGACTCCTGGACTTATGTTTGACATTAATTTGCCTGCGGCTGACCTGTACCATTCCCTGGCCGCAACTGTTCTTGCAGGAATGATGCCTTGTCTAGCGCCTTGAATGAGTATGTTATCAAATATCATCTTCTATTTATCTCAAATCTTTGTCGGTTATGATTTTAAATTCCCAGTTTCTCTCAATTGAGTACTTTGTTGCCGCTTCCCACTTTGCTTGATTAACACCCCATGTCATTACTTCATTGATGAATCTTCTGGTTGGTTTACCATTGGGCGTGTTTTTTCTAACTGGAGGGCGTGTTTGTATGTCTGGCTTGACTTCAATCAATACAGATTTTATCTCTCCGTTTTTGTCTTTATACTTCATCCAGAAATCAACAAAGTATCTATGATATCTATTGTCAACAGGAGACACATACGGCACAACAACTTCTTCGGAAGACCATTCAAGTATAGATGAAGTCTCATCACAGTAGACCATGAATCTACGTTCCAACAAACTACGATATGTAATATTTGTTGGGTTACCTTTGTACTTTTGATAGTTTTTAGGTTTAAATTTACCTTTGTATGACATAAATAGTTTATAATTTAAAGTTTAAATGGGAGCAGTAATGGCAATATTTGGCATTCAAAAAGGCAATTTTTCATATCCTAAAAGCGGCATCATAAAATTCGGTTCCGACTTTGGAAGCCAAGACTTTGTTGTGCCTATGGCTAAATTTACATTTTTTGATACAAAAGGCAATGAGTTGGGCACCAACGCTCCAGTTATTTATATACGTCTTGGAGGCACATTTAACACAACGTTAAGCAACGGCTATCAAGATGCTACAGGTATTATGGGAGATCCAGGCGGCACAAGTATATTTGGACCTGATACAGCCAAAGCAATAGGTAGATTGGGAGGATCATTCATTGAAGGTATACAGAAACAAATTGTACAGGGTGTTGCTGGTGCGACAGGATATGTTGCGAGTGCTGGCCAATCAGGAAAAGCCCAAGTTGAATTTTTACAAAGAGTTATGTTGAATAACTTTCAACAACTGATTTATCAGGGTCCAACATTTAGAAGATTTCAATTGCCGTTTATTATGAAACCCCACGATAAAACTGAAGCAGAAACTATGTTAGACATTATTTCATCATTTCGGGTTGCATCATCACCTAGAGCAGGAGAAGCTGGGTCTATTGCTGATACGATCTCGGACCTCGGAGGAATAAAAGACCCAAACAACTTGTTAAACAGTACTGAAGAAAAACCAGATCCAGCGGACACCGGCAAATATGCGAAAGGTGAAGAAGATCCATTATATCAACAAGCATTGCAAAATTATAATAACAGACAGGCAATATTAAACGATACTGAGCAGGGAGCGGCTGCAACAATTGTTGCGAATAGCGGACAAGTTTTTACGTTTGGTTATCCAGACATGTGTAAATTTGAATTAGTTCTTTATAAAGCAAATGAGTTAACAACAATATTCAAATCGGAGTTTTGTATGATTGAAACTGTGGCGGTAGACTATGGCGCCCAAAACAAAATGACATTCTTTGACAACAAGGGCGTCAAAGATAATAAATATTATCCGACAGATGTTAACTTAACAATTTCACTAAGAGAAGCTGTTCTTATTACTGCAACTAAGGCTTATCAACAATATGACCAGAACTCGGTAATACTATAATGAGCATATTTACTTTATACCCAAAAATAGCATACAAGGTAAACGAATACGAT